TGTAACAAGATAGTGTAGCTCGTTAAAACTCTCTTCGGTTGCTTTTCTAGGTAGTTTCTTTAGTTCGTTCATTCTATGCCTAGTCCTTTTTTAACTATTTGTAGTGCTCTGTCATCAAGCTCGTTATCTGTAGACTCTACTAGCTTTTCTAATAGTTCAACTACGAACTTTTTAAACTTGTCGCTTTTTAATCCTGTTAGCACAAGTGGTTTAATAAGTGCAAACATTATTTAGTCTCCTCTTTTTTAGTTGTTTTCTTTTTAGCAGCTGCTTTTGCTTTAGCTTCTCTTTCTGCTCTTTGTAATGCTAATGTTGATGGCATGATGTTAAAATAGTTTAAATTTTTTCTTTTTAGGTGGCTTGACTTTAACGATAGGTACTATATCCTGACACAGCTTTGCATTAGTTGTGTTAGGTCTATACATAAAACCTTTCTTCATTAAGTCCGCACATTTGTGTGCTCGTGTAATCTCGTACTCAAGCTTCATTTTCTCTTCATATCTCTTTGCCATTTCTTTACACTGCTTATATCCTGACTTATCTAGGGGAACCATAAAGTTAATCTGGAACCCCCAGTTTTCTGCAATAGTATAGCTACTAGGTTGCATAAACTCGTCAAATGGTTTCGTATGATTACCCATATAAAAAGGGCTAAACGTCATTGTAGATCCATTACATTGTATGTTTGGTCCATATATCTGACGTGACGATGCACCATTGTTCTGAAACTGTACAGCTTGGTTAGTTACGTTACCAGTAGCAGCAGCTACAGGATTACTGACATTTGTATCTTCAGCAAATACAGGTGTACTTATTGTGCAAAGATAGAGTAAGAGTTTGTAGTAGAATCTGTTTCTATAGTTCTGTCTATTGTTATTGTTTCTATTGTCCCTGCTTCTCTTGTTGTTATTGATAGATCCCAACTTGTTGCGTTGGTTGTTGGTGTGTAAGTTGCACTGTCTGAACCTATACCACCAGTTCCACCAACTGTAATGTTTGTGCCGGTGTAGGTTTCTACTGCTGCACCTTTTACATCGTGTACTATCTCTTCTGTTATAGTCTGAGTTGTTGTCGTTGTTGACTGCATCGACCCTGTTGTAAACTGGGGCGTGACAGTGTTTGCTCTTGCTACTGCGGGTGACAACAGGCTTAA